CGGGCAGCGTCTGCTCAAGGAGCAGGGACGCCGGGCAGCGCATCCAGCGGTGCGCGCCGGAGGGGCTCATCTTAGCATGATTGGCCTCAGACATTGGTCGCCCTCCCGTATCGGCCCGTCTTCGGGTTTCGGACAGAGGCCCCCGCCAGCGTGGCCTTCAACCTGTCGATCTCACGCCGCTGCATTTCCGTCTGCAACACGAGAACGTCGCGCTTGACGGTCACCATTGCCAGCGCGGAGCGGGCGTCGGCCAGCCGTTCTTCAAGGTGGCGCGCTGCCGCCTGCTGCGCCTCCCGGTAGGTCCGATGCTCGGCCAGCTCACGCTGCAGCATCTTTGCGTCTTTGAAGGGCCACATCGTCAACCCTCCAGCGTCTTCTTGGCCATCGCCAGCACTTCGGGATAGCGGGAGGGATCGATCTCCTGCGCGTTCCGGGTCGCGCCAAAGTGCTGCAGGATGGTGCCGACGGCCTCGCGGCCCACGCCGACCGACACTTGCAGGATCGCGGTGCGCACCTGCTCGTAGGTGATCTCCTCGGCGACCGGCTCCTCGGCGACCGGCTCAGGCACAACCACCACCGGCTCAGGCACAACGGCCACGGGCTTAGGCGCAACGGCCACGGGCTTAGGCGCAACGGCCACGGGCTTAGGCGCAACGGCCACGGGCTTAGGCGCAACGCTGGCCTCCAATGTCATCTGGGCGACAAGAGCCAGAAGTCGGCCTCGCAACTCGCTAACGCTCGCGGCGGCAATCTTAATTTCATACATGGTCAGGTCTCCTGCTCTTTGATTTGCGCCGCCATAGCGACGACCTCCTGCTCAAGGTCCGCGATGCGGCACTCAAGGTCTTCAATCTGGCCGTCGAGGTCTTCGACGCGATCTTGCAGTGTGTCCTCGCGGTAGGCCGACGACGACGCCAACTCCACCATGTCCTCAAAGCGCTCGATCAGCGCCACGACGAACTCGTCGGTGTAGGTCGTGGCCTCCTTGCCGTGGAGCAGCAGCTCCTCGTCGGACAGCATCCGGTAATAATCTGGGCTTCTCACGTCAGGTCTCCTTGTTGAAAATACCATGCACCCATTGCGTTGAAGGGGTCAATCGGGAAAGAGCAGCTCTCCAAAAGAAACGTAGCCGTTCTCAAGGAACAGGGGCGCGTTCAGGCCCTTGGTCAGGGACTTGATGGCGCGCAGGGTGTTCTGCTTGCGCAAGTCGCGCTCGCTGCCCTCTGGCCCCGGCACGCCTGCCGCGACGCCGTCGATCAGTTCCTGCAGCGGCGCGCCCGTGAACCCAACACCCAGCGTCTGGATGTAGTCCATGACGGCCCGCTCCCAGCCGCCCATCTTGCGCACGCCCTTGGGCTCCTTCGGCGCGGCCACCGGCACCTCGGCCTCCGTCACGACCAGCGACGTGATCTCCTCGCCGTCACTGTCCAGACCGATAAGCACGCTCTCCAGCTTGAAGCCCCACGACAGGTCGTCGCGACCGTCCTTCTGCTTGGTCACCTTCAGCAGGCGCGCGTCACTGTCCTCGGGCCGGAAGACCTCAATGGACGTGTCCGACGCAGCGTTTAAACCAGACCAGCCGCGTATGCCCTTGGCTTGGTCCTTGCCCGTATGGGCGACCAGCATGATCACCGCGCCGGTGGCCTTGCGGATGGCGCGGGTGTGCTTCAGCGCCAGCCCCATGTCCTCGCCGCTGTTCTCGTTGGCCCCCGGCGTGGCCTGCGCCAGCGTGTCGATGATGATCAGGTCCGCGCCGCCTGCGTCAATGATCGCCTGCACGAGCGCCGTCACGTCGTCCTCGACCATGAGGTTGGGCGCGTCGTGGATGACCCCCAGCGGAATGTCCTTAAGACTGACCCCGTGGTGCTGACTGTAGGCCCGCAGCCGCTGGGCGACGCCGCCGCCGCCCTCGGCGGCTATGTAAAGCACCCTTTTACGTCGGACCTTCCGTTCGCGCCACGGCACGTCTCGAACGAGGGCCATGGCCATGTCCAGCACCATGAACGATTTGCCGGAGCCGCTGGCCCCGTAGACGACGATCAAGTCGGCCTGCTCGGGCAGGACGCCCTTGATCATAAACTCGACCGGCGGGCGCTGCGAGAACTCGTCACCGGAGTAGACGTGGAAGCGGCCCGCCCAGTCAGTGGATGAGGCGAAGCGGTCGGGGTCGTGTTCTCGACCCGCCGTCTCGGCCCGCGCTTCTTCGGCGGCGCGGTTGATCTGGTCAAAAGACCTTGGCTGTTCCCCCCGTTGCGCTCTGACGTCGGCGCTCATCTTCTTGACCGTCCGCATCGTGATGCGACGCCCGTTCGGGTCTCGCCGGTCGAAGCTGTCCCACTGCGCGCGCAGGCCGTCGGAGCCGGGGTACTGCGCCCCGCCGCTCGACCAGTCGTCCCACACGTCCAGACCCTCGGAGCCCAGCTCGTGGTGGAGGGCCATGCCGACCTGTATCCAGCCCTCGCGGCCCATGCCGGGGTCGAGGTCCGAGAGCAGGGCCTCGATGTCAGCCGCCCGCAGGCCGAGGGGCGGCTCGTAGTTGTCAAGGAAGTCGTCGGAACCGGTGGGCGCGGCGTGCGTCGGCCCAAAGCGCTGCTGCGAGAGGTTGATGACGCGCTCGTCAACCGGCGCGACGAAGTCCTCCAGCCCCAGAGCCTCGGTGTAGGGCAGGATGTTGCCCGTAAAGGTCACAAAACCTGAGCTACTGAACAATTCAAAACCGTAGTCGTTGTTGGCGTCCTTGTGGCTCTTGTGGTTGCCCAGCACGCCGCGAACGAAGGCCCGCACCCCGTTGCCGCTGGGGCTGTACTCGGCATAGGTCCGACTGACGATGTCCTCGACCTCGGGAGGTAGTCTGCCGTCACTGTCTACGCAGTGGTCAAAGTCCAGCGCGGTGATGCCCCATTCGGGCATGAGCGCCAGCCCAACGCCGTCAAAGCCGAGGCGCGCTGCCGCGTCTCGCGCTGCCGCGAAGGTGGTCATCTTGGCCCGGTCCTCGGGCGCACCCTGCTTGCCATAGCGACGTTGGCCGGTGACGTAGTACGGCACCTTGCGGGCCTTGGCCTCGCCGGGGTGGTGTTCATTGCGCCAGCATAGCCAGCCCTGTAACTCCCGCAGCTCTGAGGGGGCCTCGACGCGGCGGACGTGGGGCGAGATAGGGGACACGTTGCTGGCCATGACCTAAGTCACGAGGTCAGGAGCGAGGCGATGTGCAGCAGGGAGGGCTCGACCAGATCACGGGCGGGGACGCCGTAGTGCAGCTCAATCTCCAGCGCCCGCTTGGCGGGGACATAGCCGCGCTTGTGCCAGCGGTTCACAACCTGATGGCTGATATTTAGTTTACGGGCGAGGGCCGAAATGGACCCCGCCTGCTTAATGGCGAGGTCAATGCCGGTTGATTTGGTCATGGTGTGCTCCTGATCGGGTGACGGTAGTGCAACGGCGGGGGTGAAGTCAACGCCCCCGCGCTCTTGTCGCAGGGTTCAGTCTCGATCTTTGGCTCGCTCGCGAAAGCTGGTTCTGTCGGGGGTAGTGGCTCGCTCTGGAACTGTGGTTCTGTCGAAGGTCGTGGCTCGCTCAGGGGGGTTGGTGCTGTCCGAAATCGTGGCTCGCTCAGCGGCGGTGGTTCTGTCCGTGAACATGGCTCGCTCCCCAGTTTTGGTTCTGTCTCACTTGGTGGCTCGCTCCGATAAAAGGGTTCTGTCTCCCATCATGGCTCGCTCCGCTCGGCTGGTTCTGTCACCTCGTATGGCTCGCTCTTGAATTCTGGTGCTGTCGCCAGTAATGGCTCGCTCCGATCAAAGGGTTCTGTCATCCGTCATGGCTCGCTCCCAAAAAGTGGTTCTGTCAGCGGAATTGGCTCGCTCGTCGAACATGGTTCTGTCAAACTTCATGGCTCGCTCCGTCGTGATGGTTCTGTCAAGCCTCCTGGCTCGCTCGCAAAAGGTGGTTCTGTCAGCGGTATTGGCTCGCTCTCCCTCTATAGTGCTGTCTCGTATTCTGGCTCGCTCGAACGTGATGGTTCTGTCGTCGCCAATGGCTCGCTCCAGCAGCTTGGTTCTGTCAGAGTGCATGGCTCGCTCTCATGACTTGGTTCTGTCCGACGCCTTGGCTCGCTCGCACGTCTCGGTTCTGTCAGGCATTTTGGCTCGCTCTTCAGCTCTGGTTCTGTCGGCGATCATGGCTCGCTCCATGGTGAGGGTTCTGTCTCGGACTTTGGCTCGCTCAGCCCTAACTTATCGGGCTGATCTTATGCGCGTGGCCTAGAATGCCAATCGCGTAGGGCAGAGGCGGCTGGCGTCCGTGGTGTTGGACGTACATGACCTCGTGCAGGTGGGCCAACAGCAGCTTAACAGCGTACCGGGTCGCCCGTGCATGGATGTGGGCCGGTGGCAGCTTGCCTTGGATGTACGCCTTGTAGGCGTCCGTATCCTTGCCGATCTTCTTCTTGGTCAGGATGTCCGCCGCCTGCGCTGCAAAGTCGCCGCGCTCGTTCTTCTCGATCTCCTGCAGCTTACGCGCCTTATAAAACTTGCTGTAGGTCGCCCGCTCGTTACCAGAGACCTTGACGAAGCTCTCGCCTGCCTTCCAGCACAGCACCTTCAGCGCCGCGTTCCACGGGCGCTTCTCGCCCTTGTTCCAGACCTTGCTAGGCTCCATCCCAGCGAAGCTCCAGAACGCGCCCGCCGTCTCGGCCTTGGTGATGTCGAGGTGGGCCAGCAGACCCGCCGCGATGACAGGACCGATACCGACCTGCGCCCGCAACCATTTACCTACCGGATCGTTGGCACTGTAGACATCCAGCGCCGCCTTGATCTGGTCCTCTAGGGTGCGGTTCATGTCGGCCAACCATTGAATGACCGCGTGGGGCTCGCCGTCCTTGGCCATTGAGCGGACCTGCGCGTCGTTGCGGATGCGGTTGTCCTGCAGTTGATAGTAGGCGTCCACGAGGAAGCGTGCCTCGTCCTTGCCGAGAACAATCCCGGCGAACTTTTCGTCCTTGGTGAGTTTACGAATGGCCTCTTGGATTACACCGAGGCTCGGGGCGTCAACGTCGTGGGTGTTAATGGCGTCAGTCATGTCAGGTCGTCCTCTCTAGGTGGCGTTTACACGCATGGATGATGGTGGTGTGGTGGCGCTTAAAAAACTGGCCGATCTGTTGCAGGGCGTAGCGGTGCCTGCCGTCGTCCTGCCGGACCTCCCGGCAGCGCCAGATGGCCTCCTGCCGAGCCCGCACGTCTTGCTTGTACCGGCTGCGGCCCATCAGGACGGAGACCGGCAGACGGTGCGCTGCGGCCACGTCGGCCACGATGGAGGCCATGGTGGGCGCGCTCACGGCTTATCCTCTGACTTCAAGATATGATCCACCATCGCCTGCCAACGCGGAAGCATCTTGGCGTCGAACAGTTCGCGCGGAGATGCGCCGGATGCCTTCAGGCGCTTCCACTCGCCCGACGGTGTGGCGTGCATGGCGGACCATGCGGCTTTAAGCATGGCGGGGGTTGGGTCGCGAAAGCGGCGAAGATCAACCGGGTTCATCACTTATCCTCACCGGCTGGCAGGGGAGCAATTTGCACTTTCTGCAAAGTGCTCGGCGGGGCGATGATGTGCGCGGCTTTGTCCTCGTTAGTCATGACGTGACGCTCCATATGAATGCGAGGATGGGTGCCCAGCAGAGCAGGGCTAGGCCGAAGGCTATCAATAGCGCTGATAGTCTGGTCATTGGTCTGCCCCCGTCGCTTCGATGTGGGCCGCGCGCCACGTCTCAATGACCTCTCGTTGCCTAGCGATCTCGCGCAGGGCGCACTCGTAGTGCGTCGGCCCCCAAGACCAGCAGCTATCGGCGTGGGCGGTATTTTCAGCCGACCTGAGCAGGTCGGCCCCGCGCAGGTTGGCAGCGCGCAGGTCGGCCATGCTCAGGTCGGCCCCGCTCAGGTCGGCCCAGCGCAGGTCGGCCCCGCGCAGGTTGGCCCCGCTCAGGTCGGCCCTGCTCAGGTCGGCCCCGCGTAGGTCGGCCCAGCACAGGTCGGCCATGCTCAGGTCGGCCATGCTCAGGTCGGCCCCACGCAGGTCGGCAGCGTCAACGGTATGCAGGACCGCGCCGGTTTCTTCGTGCTTGATCTCAATCATGGTCTTCAGGTCTCCTTTGAGGCGCACCGTACTAGGTCGGTGCAGGTTGTCAACAATCGTCGAGTTTGACGAGGGCGGCGAAAATAACGAGCAGCAGCAGGGCGAAGATAGCCAAGGCCCCTAGCCCTCCAGATTGTCGGTAAGCACGTTGATGGGCTCCAGCAGGGCCTCAAGGCGGGTGTGGTAGTCACAGATGACGTCCCAGCCGCTGTTGCCGTAGACGAGGTACACCCACGCGGTGTGGCCGTCCTTGCGGAGGTAGAGCCGGTCCTCGTCGGCCTCCATGATGTTGTCAATCACCTTGGCCCGGTCGGTCGTCCACAGGTGCTCGAACGCGCCGTCATCGACGCTCAGTTCGTAGCCCTCGGCCAGCGCGTGGTCGATCAGGGCGGTGACGATCCGGCGCTCGATGGCCACGCGCTCGCGGACGCCGGGGTCGGTGATGTCGCTCAGGTTCTTGGGGTACATGGTCTCAGGTCTCCGTGGGACAGGGGGATCAGTGCTCGTTCAGGCAGGCCTGCGAGATGAGGCGATTGAGGGCCGGTGCGATTTCAATGATCGAGACGACAAACATTGCGGCGAAGGCCAGAACGAACAGGGCGAGGCAGGCACCGCACAGGCCCACCGCTATCGCAATGGCCACGTTCATGTAGCCGCTGCCGAACCCGCTGCGGTACTCCTTGATCGCGATGGCAATCCACAGGACGCCAAACAGAATGACAAGATACGACGTGGCGTCTTCGGGGGTCATGGTCTCAGGCTCCGATGAAGCGGGCGACGGTGGCGCGGGCGCGCTCGACCTCGTCGGCGGCGAAGTGTTGGGGCATGGCGGCGACGACGCAGGCGGCGGCGCAGTCCTCCTCGAACCATGCGTCGCCGTAGCCGTGGGACCAGCGCGCGGCGTAGGCGCGGTGGGCGGCGGGGATGGCGTCCAGTGCCACGTCGTCGAGGTACAGGCCCCCGTGCGAGGGCGTCGAGACGGCAAAGACGCCGGGCGCGATGCACTCGACGTGGTCGGCAGCGCCCCACGGGGTGTTGCGGAAAAAGGTGGTGTTGGGCATGGTCTCAGGTTCTCCGTTGCGTTTACACGCCTTGACCCCGGCCACCTCTTTCGAGGCTCCGGGGCTCGGGCGGGTCGTCCGCTGGGGTGAGGGGCTCAGGCCTCCTGTTCTGCCGCCTCCTTGGCCTTCTTGGCCACCTTGGCCGCTTCGGCGGCGTCGTAGGCGATGTCGTACTCGACGGAGGTCATCACCTTGCGGGTGACCTGCTCGAGCGACAGGCTCTCGTCCTTTTCGAGGACGTGGTGGACGGTCTCGTCGCCCACCCAGTTGGTGCCGACGGGGATGGCGGCGGCGAGCACGTCCATCACCTTGGCGGCGGAGGCGGCGTCGATCAGCCAAGAGCGGTAGCCGATGGTCAGGCGGAACTTGGGATAGGTGGTCATAGTCAGGTCTCCGGTAGAGGGGCCGGGGGGCGTGATTGCCCCCCGGCGAAACGATACCTAGCACCGCACCCTGGGGGGTGCAAGGGGCCTATTTAGCCGATGTACACAAGCTCCTCTTGTGCGCGGGTGATGGCGACGTAGGCGAGGTTGGCCTCTTGCTCCAACTGCCACGGCTGGCGCGCGGCCTTAGAGGGGCAGCGGGTGAAGTGTTCGAACAAGAACACCCGCCGCCACTCCCGGCCCTTGGACTTGTGGTAGGTCGCCAGCACCACGGCCCCCTTCACGTCGTCACCGAACAGGGCGGCGATGGCCGACACCACGTCGGTCACCAGATGCTCGTCGCGCGACTGACAGGCGAGGATGATCTCGCGCAGGGTGTCGAGGCGGTCGCGCAGCTTTTCGGCCTGCTCCAGCTCGTCGGGCGTGCCGTCCAGCTTGGCCAGTTCGCGTGTCTCGTGGACCGCCAGCTTCGCCATCAACTCGGCGCAGGTCCGCACCTTCCAGCGGCGCGCCAGTGCCGCCAGACCCTCGCCGATGTCCCGGCCCTCGACGCGGGCGGGCGTGCCGCCCCGGATCAGGGCGTAGGCGGTCGAGATCAGGGGCGCGGTGTTGCGGCAGAGGACCGCATCGCGGCCCGGCTCCAGCGTCTCCGGCAGCAGCATCATCTCCGAGACACTGCCCTCGGGCGCGCTGTCGGCAGCGGTGATGTCGGGCACATAGGCCTGCGCGGCCCGCACGACGGCCTTGGGGCAGCGCCACGTCACCGAGAGCGGCAGCACGGTCGCGTCATACTCACGGATCAGGTTCGAGAGCGACTGTGCGTCAGCCCCCGCGAAGCCGTAGATGGCCTGTGCGGGGTCGCCGACGATGACCAGCCGCCCGTAGCGGGGTTTGACAAACTTGCCGATGAGCGCCTGCCGGGCGGGGGACAGGTCTTGCGCCTCGTCCACGAACACCACGTCGGCGGGCCACTTGGTCGTCAGGCGGCGCAGCAGAGGGATCAGGATCATGTCGTCGAAGTCGAAGGTCGAGAGGTCTTCACTGCTGCGCGTGTAAACGTCCTGCGCGGCGGCGACGATCAGGGCGTGGTTGTCGTCCAGTTCGATGTTGTGGTGCGCCGCCAGCCCGTACCAGATCGTGTGGTCGTCCACCCGTCCGAACACCCCTATCGCGGCCTGCTTGCCCATCTGCACCAACTTGGTGATCTGCTGGGTGTAGGCCCCGTAGAGGGCGTTCGAGCCCGCTGCGGCCTGTATCAAGTCGCGCACTTTGTGGGCATTGAGGTCGCGCTTCGTGTCGAACCCGTAGGCGTCTTTCAGGAGGCTAGTGCCCAGCCCGTGGGCGGTCTTGGCCTGCACGGCAGGAAAGCCGTGCCCGGCGTCCCGTAGCTTGCCGTCGATCTCCTTCACGATGGCGGCATTGAAGGCGCACACCAATATGCGCGTGCGCTCGTTCGCTGCGCGCAGGGCGTCAACCCCGAGCATGATGGTCGAGGTCTTGCCGCACCCGGCGCGGGCCTCAAGGGCGAGGTTCTCGGTGGTGTCGGTCAGGGCGGCGAGGAACGCCTGCTGCTGGGCGGTGGGGGTAAATGCCATGATCGTTGGTCTCCAGTGTCAGAGGCGCGTCGGCCATGATCGGCCCTGCGCGTTTACACGCCTTGGCCCCGGCCACCGCGTTCTGCGGCTCCGGGGCGCGGGGGCGTTGAGCCCGTTAGGTCGAGGGTCTAGAAATTGAACTGCAACAGCTCGTCGTCGGCCAGATCGTCGAACCAGTCGGGCCGGTCGGGCGAGGTGGTCTCTTCGGCCTCCAGCACGTCGCTGACGGCCTCGGCGACTTGCTGGAGGCGGTCACGCCATTCGGCGTAGGCCTGTCCGCGGTCGCCCTCTTGCCACGCCTCTGACTTCAGGTCGTGGTACTCGTCGGCGGCGAACGCGGCGTCTTCGACGATGCCGCGCGCGACCTCACTGGCCTCGGCGAACCTCTCGGAGAGGTGGGCGATCAGGTTGTTATAGTCCGCCGATGCCATCTCGAACTCGGCATGGATGGTCTCGGCCTCGTCGAGGGCGCTGGCAAGGCGGGCGCGGTCGCGGGCATTGAATTTCAGCATGTCAGGTCTCCTTGGCGAGGTTGGCGGCTTTGCGCATTTGATCAATCCGGTTCATCGCGGCCTCTTCGCTCGCGAAGACTTCCGTCACGACGGGGTAGCCGCCGCCGCTGTGGATCGTGAAGCCCCCGGCGACGGGGGTGATGTCGAAGCCTCGGTAGATCGTGGTCATGGTCTCAGGTCTCCTTTGCGGGGGCCGCGTTGGCCACCGTTCGAGGGTTATACACACAGGGACCAGTCGGGTGCAATGGGGATAAGTTGGGGCGTGTAAACGCTGCACCTTGATGGTGGGCAACGTGCAACATCTGCAACGTGATGCAACGTGTTGCAGATGTTGCAGCGCCCCCTGCTGCAACACGGGCAACAACACGAGGGGCCTCCCCCTACGTAGTAGGGGCCCTCGTGGTGTTGCGTGTTGCACGGCGCTGCGTTGCGTTGGTGCTGCGTTGCAAGTGGCGTTGCGTGCTGCCGCCCTTGAGGGTGCAGGGTGGGCGGCGATGGCGCAATTAGCCCTGGAGGGTGCAGGCTCTAGCGGACCCCCTCGTACGTCGTTCCGGTAGCCCTTAGCCGGGGCCGGGGGGAGACGTGGCGCGGGTAGGCTCGATCTGATAGACTGGTCGCCCACAGTCCGCAGGAGCGAGCCCTCAATGCCACCTTATGCCCCAGAGCGTGTAAACGAGCTTTGTGATTTAATTCTCGAACGCCTCACGTCAGGGGTCTTGCTGGCGAAGGTGCTGCGGATGCCGGACATTGACGTGCCACCCAGCACTTTCAAAGATTGGCGTTTAAACAGGCCCGACCTCGACGAGGCGGTGGAAGACGCACGGGCGGCAGGCTTCGATTTTATCGGGGCCAGTATCTTGGACATCGTAGACGGTTTGGCGCCAGTGCCCGGCGTCCCCTCTGAGGCGTCCAGAGATAAAGCCCGCGCGGATGCAAGGTTCAAAATCCTCGCACGTTATTCCCCAGCCGTGTGGGGCGAACGCCTCCAACATTCGGCGGCGGACGGGTCCAAGTTGGAGGCGAGCCCCCTAGTCTTAGAGGTGATGGCCCTGCTGCGGCCCCAGACGGCGCTAGAGGCGGCTCCGGCCATGGTCGCGCTACCTACCTACCCGGAAGGGGCAAAGGGCCCTCCTGCGCCTTCCTAGAGGCTTGTTCCCGGCATAGCAAAAGGGCCGCGCGGTAAGCCGCGCGGCCCTTGGCCGTTGGGGACGTGTAAACGTGCTATACTATGCCGCGCATGGCGTCGCGCACGCATGTCAGGTTGTACGTCGCGCCGTCCGGTGTTTTTTCGCCGCGTAGCGCGTTCGTCAGTTTTACCGCGCCCATGCCCAGCCCGTATTGCTTCGCGAGCGACACGGCGAACCGATACAGGCATTCGTCGTTATTGATCCAAAGCGATACATTCCAAGCGTTCCAGCTGCGGTGGCCGTTGTAGGTGCTCATGTCAGGGTCTCCAAAGGGCGCGGGCCAGTCCCGCACGGCCCTAGCCGGGCCACCCGTTAGGGCTCCCGGCATGGGCCGCTAGGGGCGGCAGTGGGGCGCGGCGGTCTTTACTCGTCGGCGTAGGCCGACGGGATGCGCTCGCCGGTGTGGTCGCACGTCAGATCACCGTCTTCCCAATTGATGGCGTGTCCCGCGACGTACCAGCCGCCGCGCCGGTCGCCGCTGAAGGCCGCGCCGACGATTTCCGGCCATTGTTCCCGCACGGCGTCGTGCGACAGGGCCGCGCCGTCCGCCGTCACGAAATACGTCGGATACCCGCCCGGCCAAGCATACGGGCCAGCGCGCAGGGCGGTTTTGATCTGCTGCAAAGTCATGATGTCAGGTCTCCATTGTGCGGGCCAATCCCGCACGGCCTTAGCCGGGCCACCCGTTAGGGCTCCCGGCATGGGCCGCTAGGGGCGGCAAGGGGGCGCGTGTAAACGTGCTAGGCGTATACCTCCCGCCATGCGTCGTCATAGGCCATGCCCTGCCCTGTTAGGATGCGCAGGGCCACGGCGTCGGCGCGCGACCGCCGCGCGGCGGCGTAGGGCTGCGATGCCCCCTCCCGCCATGCGTCGCGGTCGCGGTCATAGGTGCGGAACGTGTATTGCCCCGCGCCCGTGCGATAGAGCGGGCCCACCTCGGCGCGGGCGGCGTTGAGGGTCGCGGCCTTGCCAAAGGCGGCGGTCCATGCCCGGTGGCGTGCTTTGTGGTCGTGGCTTTTTGGCATGGCGGCGGTGGCAAGGTCGGCGGCCTTAGCGGCGGCGGCGAAGGCCGCGGCATAGGCCGCTTGGCTGGCGGCGATTTCCGCGTCGGTAGTTCCGGCAAATTTCTGGACGCCGATTTCAGGGGTGAGCATGTCAGGTCTCCATTGCGGGCCAATCCCGCACGCCTTGGGGACCCGCCCGGCCTTGGCCGTGGGTCCCTTTGGCGCGCGTTATGCGCGGCGGTTAAACGCGCTTACCACTCGGTGGCGACGATCTCCGCCCGGTGGTCGCCTAGCAGTTTGACAACCCGCGACACGGCCTTGATGGCCCCGGCGGCGGTGCGGGCGGCGCCCATCTCTTCGGCGATCTCCTCGTCGCTCCAGCATTCGACGACGTAGTCCCACCCACCCCTGTCGTAGTTCGCGAGGGCATGGGCGCGGACGGCGGCGACAAGGGCGGCGGCGTGATCGATGGCGGCGGGGGCGGGGGCGTTAGCGGCCATGTCGTATTCGTCGAGGCCCTCCGCTTCGCCCTCGCTGTCGTCGAGGGCGTCACAGGTCATGGGCCCGCCACAGGCCCCGCAAAGCGGGAGGCCCATCTCGGCGATTTTCCGCGACATCCGGTAAATTACCCCGCAAGGGCACTCAACTTTCAGTTGGCGAGTGCCTTGCTTTTTGGGCCCGCTCGATTGAGCCCCATCGAGGCGGGCATGGGGGTAAGCCCCAAGGCCCTCGACGATGGTGTCAAAGAGGTCGTGCCAGCCGGGCCCGGCGGTCGTGGCGGTGGCCTTACCCTCGAGCCCGAGGGCTCGCATTGCCCGCAAGAACGCGCCACGGTGGCCACAGGCCAGCCCCACGGCGGCGTGTATTAGTTCGTGGGTCAGCACGTCGGCGACGCGCGCCCCGTCGGCGAGGCCGGGGGATAGGATGATCTCCCACGTCCCGTCTGCGCTGCAGGCGGTGCTCCAACACTCGCCGATAGCTCTGGCGCGGGACCCTTTCGAGGTCCAGCCGACGCCGACGCGAACCGCGTCGGGGATCGTGAGCCCGACGGCGACGAACACGGGCCGGGCGGCGATGACAAAGGCGGCGAGGTATTCCTCGCGGGTGGCAAAGGTGGTCATGTCAGGGTCTCCAGTGCGGGCCAACCCCGCACGCCGAAGGCCCCGCACTCTAAGAGCCGGGGCCGGGGCGGGAGGTTGTCTCCGGTGCTGGGCAGGTCAGGCGTTCGGGTCCGCCAGCATTTTGGACCCCTTGACGTTGAACATGACAAAGGCGTGGAGCGAGTGAGCGTATTCGAGCTGCGACCATTGGGCAGCGGCGTAGCCGTGGCTTTTTGCCAGCGCCATCAATTCGGAAGGCGTTTCGGCACAAAGGGCCTTGTGGGTCTTGTAGGTCCATGAGCGGCGGGCGGTCATTTGTCAGGTCTCCTTGCCGGGGGCACCTCGCCCCCGGTTCAAGTGTTCTGACACGTTTAACCGTCGTATGCAACCCTTCGGGTGTAGGACTGGATCGAGGGGCCGCCAGCCCGGCGCGGCGAGGGGCCGGGCAGGGGCGGACGGGCGACAGTGCCCCGCCAAGCCCCAAGCCCGACGGCCCTCCCTCGCGCGCGAGCGGCTGACCACTCATTATAATGCACGCGCCCGCGCGGTAGGTTGTGCCAAGCATATCCTGCACCCTCTAGGTTGTACTTGCGAGCGATTACTAGATCAACGCTAGGGCCGTTTTAAAGCCCGCACAGCCTTGCCCGGGTTTGGGCACTCTTGCATGTGCTAGGGGCCTTGCGCCCGCGTGGGTGCGGTTCTAGGCCCTTCTAGGGCCATGTGCTATATCTGCCACACTAAGTATAGATGGCCCGTTTGCAAGTAATGTATACTGGTTGAATACTCTACGCCCTTGACGCAAGGCCTTGCGCACGCATCTAACCTTAGCGTTGCTTGCACGTTGCTAGGTGCGTTGCTTGCGCTCTACAGTATACGTGAAGTGAACAGCGTTAGGCGAACGGCGTTAGGCGAACGGCGTTAGGCGAACGGCGTTATGCGACCCCCACCCTACCCCCGCGCCGCCGCCCCGGCTGTAACTGTGGTATGCACACACCCCAATTTTTTGCAGATTTCAAATGCAGATGCACCCTGACCGGTGCGTATGTGCAAAGTTTTGCAAAAGACCGCGCAACACGAGCAACACCGGCAACGTGTTGCAATGCACGGCGCTCGCGGCTACAGAGGCAGCTACGTCGAAAAGGATGCGCTGGATCGCATGCTGCCGTTCAAACGCCTAACCCCGGAACAGCGCGCTGTGCTGTTCGATGCTGTTGCCAGCGGAAAGCTCCCCCTTGAGAAGGTGGCAGCAATCAAGTGGCAAATTGAGTGGGCGGCTACGGCTCGGGAAAAGCAGGAACCGCCGGACGGCGACTGGACGGAGTGGGGCCTGCTCGCGGGACGTGGGTTCGGCAAGACGTTAACCGGCTCGCACTGGCTGGCCTCCGATGCCTACTTCGATCCGCTGGCGTTCCCGTCGGCGGTCATTGCGCCTACGCTAAACGACGTGCGGCACACGTGCTTCGAGGGACCGGCAGGGCTGCTGAGCATCGTGCCGCCGGAACTGGTGGTGGACTACAACAAGACCAACCTGATCATTACGATCCTGACCGAGAACGGGAAGCCTGCCATTATTCGCGGGTTCAGCGCCGAGGAGCCGGAGCGTCTGCGAGGGCCACAGTTCGCTCGGCTGTGGGGCGACGAGCTGGCGGCGTGGACAAAGGGCGAAGAGACGTGGGACATGGCCATGATGGGCCTGCGTCTTGGTCCGCTGCCGAAGGTCGTGTGGACGACGACGCCCAAGCCCAAGGACTTGGTGCGCAAACTGGTGAGCGAGAAGAACGGGCGGGTCATTACGACCGGCTCGACCTACGAGAACAAGGACCACCTCCCGAAGTCGTTCTTTGAGCAGTTGACGCAGTACGAGGGCACGCAACTCGGGCGTCAGGAGCTGATGGGCGAGCTGATTGACGCGGAAGAGGGCGGCATTATTGCGCGAAACTGGTTCAAGCTGTGGCCAAGCGCCAAAGCCCTGCCGTCCTTCGACTGGATTATCATGTCGCTGGACACGGCGTTCACCGAAAAGACGCTGAATAAGCGGACCTATGACGCGGACAGCTCCGCCTGCACGGTCTGGGGCGTATTTTGGCATGATGACAAGCGGCAAGTGCTGCTGCTGGACTGCTGGGCGGAGCAATATGGCCTGCCGGACCTGATGAAACGGGTCAAGAAGGAGCTGACCGTCGCGTATGGCGACGATCAGGACAATGCGCTCATAAAACCCATGATCGGCTCGGCCAAAATGGCGACGAGTGGCCGGAAACCGGACATTTTGCTGATCGAGGACAAGGGTAGCGGCATCTCGCTGCGGCAGATGCTGGATCGTGAGGGCATTACGGCCTACGCCTACAATCCGGGCCGAGCGGACAAGCTGACGCGGCTGCATATGGTGTCGCACATCTTTGCGCGGGGTCAGGTGTGGCTGCCGGAGAGCGAGAAAAACGCCGGGAAGCCGAAAACGTGGATCGAGCCGGTGCTGGCGCAGCTTTGTTCGTTCACCGGGAGCGGGTCCATCCGGCATGACGACTATGTGGACAGCACCACGCAGGCCATGCGGCTGATGATGGACAAGAACCTGCTGCATAATACGCCGATGCCAAAACGGGGGGCACAAGAGGACGAGCGCGAAGAGCGACGGCCCCGTGTTAATCCCTATGCGGCGTGAATTTGCCCGTTTACACGACGAGTGTTAGAACTTGTACCCCGCCTTGCTCCGTAGGATGTGCGCCTGATGGAAGACGAAGAGCTGCCCGAAGGCGAATACGTCGAAATGGACGACGAAGAGACGCCGGATGTCATCGACACTGAGGACGGCGGCGCGATAGTCACGCTGGACGACGACGAGCGCGCCTCAGACAGCGAGTTTTTGGCTAATCTTGCCGAGACGCTGCCCGAGAGCGACTTAAAAGCGCTGGCGTCGACCTATCTGGACCTGATTGGCCGCGACCGCGAGGCGCGCAAGAAGCGCGACGAGCAGTACGAGGAGGGCATCCGTCGGACGGGGCTAGGGGACGACGCGCCGGGCGGCGCGCAGTTCCAAGGCGCGTCGCGGGTCGTGCATCCGATGCTGACGGAAGTCTGCGTGGACTTCTCGTCTCGGGCGATCAAGGAGCTGTTCCCGGCAGACGGGCCGGTCAAGAGCAAGATCGTTGGGGAGCTGACAAAAGAGCGCGCCGCCAAGGCGATGCGCAAGACCGACTACATGAACTGGCAACTGACGACGCAGTCGCAGGAGTTCCGCTCCGAGCTGGAGCAGTTGCTGACGCAGGTGCCGCTGGGCGGCGCGCAGTACATGAAGGTGACGTGGAACGAGAGCCGCAACCGGCCCAACTTCCTGTTCGTGGCGATAGACGACATCTACCTGCCGTATGCGGCGACCAACTTCTACACCGCGCAACGCAAGACCCACGTCCAGTACCTGACGGCGCTGGACTATGCCGAGCGCGTCGCGAGCGGCATGTACCGAGACGTGGACCTGACGTCGCCGGGTGAAGCGCCAGAAGGGTCGAGCGCCGAACAGGCGAACAACAAGATCGAGGGGCGCGACAGCACGTCCTACAATGAGGACGGCCTGCGAACAGTGTTCGAGATTTACGCTACGGCGGAGGTCGAGGACGACGTCGGGGCCGCGCCGTACATCATCACGGTGGACAAGTCCTCCTCGCAGGTGCTGGCGATCTATCGCAACTGGGACGAGGACGACGAGAGCCACGAAGAGCTGCAGTGGCTGGTAGAGTTCCCGTTTGTGCCGTGGCGCGGCGCGTATCCCATCGGCATTATCCACATGCTGGGCGGCATCTCTGCCGCCGCGACCGGGTCACTGCGGGCGCTGCTGGACGCGGCGCATATCTCTAACTCGCAGACCATGCTCAAGCTGAAAGGCGGCTCGCGCGGCGGGCAGTCGCTGGACATCCAGCCGACGCAGGTGATGGAGATCGAGGGCGGTCTGAACGTCGACGACGTGCGCAAGATCGCCATGCCGCTGCCGTTCAATCAGCCGTCGGCGGTCCTGTTCCAGTTGCTAGGGTTCTTGGTCGACGCCGGTAAGGGCGTCGTCCGCACGACCATGGACAGCATGTCGGACGGGAACCAGAACGTACCCGTCGGCACGACACTGGCCAAGATCGAGCAGGGCATGGTGGTGTTCTCTGCCATCCACGCCCGACTGCACGCCGCCATGGGCCGGATGCTGCGCATCCTGCACCGCCTGAACGGCATGTATCTGGACGACGAGGACGTCGAGGCCGAGATCGGGACCGAGATTGCGTCCCGCAAAGACTTTGACGGGCCGATGGACGTCGTGCCGGTCTCCGACCCGAACATCTTCAGTGAGGCGCAGCGCTTTGCGCAGGTGCAGGCCGTGGCGCAACGCGCCTCGTTGCTGCCGCAACTGTACGACCTGCGAAAGGTCGAAGAGCGCATCTTGGCCACCTTGAAAATTCCTGACGCGGCGTCGCTGCTTCAACCGGCTATGACGCCGGTCGAAGAGGACGCCGTGCAGGAGAACGTCAAGGCGGTCATGGGGCGCGCCGTGTTGGCGTTCCCGAAGCAGGATCACATTGCGCACCTGAAGACGCACTTGGCGTTCATGCTGTCGCCTGCCTTGGGCATGAGCCAGCTACTGGCCCCCACGACGCTGCCCGTTCTGTTGACGCATCTTAAGGAACACATCGCCTTCTGGTACGCTGAAGAGGTGTACAAGACGACGAACGAGGCGGCAGACGGCAGGCTGGACGAGCAGCTACGTGAAACCAAGACCGACGAAGAGAAGCAGGCTCTGGATCGGGTCTCGGCGGAGGCGTCTCTGAACGTCGTCCTGATGGCGGACACGGCGCTGGCGTCACTGCCGCCGGTTATCAAGCAGATCATCGAGATGGTGCAGAAGCTGACGCCGCCGCCTCCGATGGACCCCGCCGCACAGGCCGCCATGGCCGACATCCAGATGCGGGGGCAGGTCGAGCAGCAGAAGGCGCAGCTTGCCACGCAGCGCCTGCAACTGGAGGCGCAGACGGGTCAGGCCGACGCGCAAATCCGCGCGCAGACGGCGGCTCAGGCGGCGCAACTCGACGTGCAGCGCCTACAGCTCCAGATGCAGACCGAGCAGGCCAAGCTGCAGATGCAGCAGGTCGATAGTCAGACCAAGGCCCAGCTAGAGCAGGCCAAGCTGCAACTGCAGCAGACGCAGGACCAGACCTCGGCGCAGCAGGCGCAGGTCGCGCAGGCGACGTCGGCGCAGACCGAGCAGGCCAAGCTGCAGATGGAGCAGCTCAAGATACAGGCGGACGCCGAGGCCGCGCGTCTTGCGCAGCAGGCGGAGATGATGCGGACGCTGGCCGACCTTCAGGCCCGCGTCGCCATGAACAACGCCGACAACCAGACGGCCAAGGAGCTGGCGCTCATGGAACTGCAAAACGCCGACGTCTCTACAAACACCAACCCTTAAGGAGAACGATTATGCACGGAAAGACCAAACTGCCCCCGCAAGCCGTACCGCTGCACCACCAGATGGCCGTGCCCGCTACGTACGAGGCCACGCGCAAGATGCTGATGTCTAACACGTCAACGCTGGGCAAGCGCGGCTCTAAAAACTGCGCATGACGATTGATCAAATCTTGCGGCTGCTGGAGGAGGCGCAGGCCTCTCTTGCAAAAAATGCGCTCCAGCAGCCCCAAGACCGCGATGCCTTCGAGTATGGCCGCACTGTCGGGATGTACGCGGGGCTGGAGCACGCCAAAGACGTCATCGTAAACATGGTGGCTGACAGGGAGCGGAAAGAATACGACTTCTGAGGAGCACAAATGAACGAGTTTGCTAACAACGTAACCTTTAAATACGAGAGTTTGGACGAGGCGTTCCCCTCGTGCGATCCGGGGGTCATGCCCTTCGGCTCGCGCATTTTGATCCAGCTCAAGACGCCCAAGAAAGTGACCAAGGGCGGCATCCTGCTCACGGACGACGTCCGCGAGACGGAGAAGTACAACACCCAAGTCGCCAAGGTGGTCGCCGTCGGGGAGCTAGCCTTTAAGAACCGCAACACCATGACCTCGTGGCCGGAAGGCTCGTGGGCCGTGGAGGGCGACTACGTGCGCGTACCGAAATACGGCGGGGATCGCTGGACCGTCTTGGCGGATACCGGCGACGAAGCCCTTTTCGTAATTTTCAATGATCTCGACCTAGTGGGCAAGGTGACCGGCGATCCGCTGGCCATCAAAGCCTTCCTATAAGGCTGAAAGGAGCCGGTCATGGCAGTAGACACACTTTCTGAGACGGACGACGACGAACTCATCATCGTAGAGACGGATACGATCCCGCCCCCGGAGCAGATCAATGCTGAAGATGATACTGATGTCGACGACAGCACTGACGCAGGTGACGAGGATGAACGCCTCGTCTCCGCCGATGAAGAGGAAGAGGACGAGGACGACGGCAACCCAAACCGCAAAAAGCGGATCAAGCGCCGACAGGTTGTAAAGCAGGCAAAAGAGAAGACGCTGCAGGAACTGCAGTTCCTGCGCCAGCAGAACGAGGACATGATACGGCGGCTTGCGGCGGTCGAGGGCAACGCCCTTAGCTACAACAACGCCCAGCTTGACCAGCGGCTGTCGGACACCCAGCGTGAGGTGCAACAAGCCGAGACCATCATTGCCCGCGCCGTTGAGGCGGGGAACGGTGACGACGTCGCCGTCGCCATGCGGATGCGCGACGAGGCCATGGCTCGGGAAGCGCAACTCTATTCTGCCAAGACGCAGATTGAGCAGGCGCGCACTCAACCCGCGCCCGTGGACCCCCGCGTCACGTCTCTCGGCCAGCAGTGGATGGAGGCCAACCCTTGGTACGACCCTCGCGGGTCAAACGAGGACAGCGCCGTCACCAATGCCATCGACACTCGGTTGGTGGCGGAGGGTTACAACCCCGCCTCCGTAGAGTACTGGGAGGAGCTGACCCGGCGCGTCTCGGCCCGCATCAACACGGACGATACGCCGCCCTCAAGAGATCGGAAACGGGCTCCGCCCATGGGAACTTCTCGCGAACATGTGCCTCCGAGCACTAAAAAAGCAGTGTTCGTGACACCCGATAGAAAACAGGCTATGATCGACGCAGGTGTTTGGGATGATCCGGTTCGCCGGGCTCAAATGCTCAAGGCGTATCAAGCCTACGACCGTAACCCGCCGCGCTGAAAGGAGTGCAGCTTATGGACATGGACGAACGTCTTAAAAAGGAACTGGGTGCCGGTCGAGGCTCCCGTGCGATGAGTGACCGCGCTGTCACGGAACGCCGGGATATAAGCGATGACGATAGGCTGCAGATGTTCCAACAAGCCTTGTTTAACGACGCACTACCCGATCTGCCAAATCTACCCGGCTATCACTTATGTTGGTTGACGACGACGAACACGCGAGACCCCATCCACCGTCGGATGCAGCTTGGCTACGAACCTGTAAAACCGGAAGAAGTTCCGGGCATGCAGTACGCCACGCTGAAAACGGGTGAATGGAGCGGGTTTATTGCCGTCAATGAGATGCTCGCGTTTAAGCTGCCCATGAGCCTCTATCAGCGGTTCATGCAGGAGGCTCACCACGATGCACCCCTCCGCGAGGAGCAATCTCTCGCAGATCAGTCAGATGCTATTCGTGAGCAACTGATGCGATCAGGAAGCAATGTGACCGAGGGCGATGGACTGTCGGAACTGCGTCAATCCAACCCCGCGCGTGGCGTCTTCACGGACTAGCGCGCATCCTTTAGCTTTTCGAGGTGAGACAATGTCTGCGTCTTCAGCCCCGTTCGGCCTGCGTCCCGACTACAGCCCAAGCGGTGTGGTGCGCCCTACCGCCTACACCTGCCTTACGGGATACGCGTCGAACATTTTCCAGAACCAGCCGGTCAAGATCGGCACCAACGGCACGCTTGAGGCTGCCGCTGTCGGCAATCGGTTTATCGGCACCTTCCAAGGCGTCGAGTTCACCGATACCGATGGTCGTCGTCGGGTGTCCAACAAGTGGACGGCGTCTACGTCGGCTACGGACATCGTGGCCTACGCCACGCTGGACCCCTCTATCGTTTACGAAATCCAAGCAGATGCTACCTTGGCCGTGACCGATATTGGTTCGCAGTATGACTTCACGACCATCACTGCCGGAAACTCCACCACGGGCCTTAGCGCCATGATGTTGGGTGTCTCCACCACCGCCGCAAATGCCAGTATGCGCCTGATCGGGCTCACCCCCGGTCCAGATAACGCTTTTGGCGATGCATTCCCAATCGTTCAGGTCCAGATCAGCGAACACCAAAATGTCGCCGATGTGGCCGGTTACTAGGGAGGGTTTGAACCATGGCTTCTCCTATGCGTTCAACGGACTTCAGGTCCATTGTCGAACCGATCTTGAACGAAGAGTTCAACGGTATCTATGACCAGCGTGCAGACGAGTGGTCGCAGGTCTTCAAAGAGTTCACGGGTATCCCGCGCAACTACCACGAAGAGCCTGTGCTGTTCGGCTTCGGCGCTGCTCCCGAGCTGCCCGACGGCATGCCCGTCACCTACAACTCAGGTGGCGTGCTGTTCATCCAGCGTTACATCTACCGCGTCTACGGTCTGGCTTTCGCCCTGACCAAAGTGCTGGTGGAAGACGGCGATCACATTCGGATTGGTCAGACCTATTCGCGTCACCTCGCCCAGTCGCTGATTGAGACCAAGGAAACCCTTGGTGCCAACGTCATCAATCGCGCGTTCAACTCCGCCTATCCGGGCGGCGACGGCGTGCAACTGGTGGTCAGTACGCACCCGGTTGTCAGTGGTACGCAGTCCAACGTGCTGGCTACCGCCGCCAACCTCTCGCAGACCTCGCTTGAGCAACTGCTCATTCAGGTCCGCAATGCGGCGGACAACAACGGCAAGCGCATCCGCCTGACCCCGAAGAAGTTGGTTCTGGGTCCGTCAAATGTGTTCCAAGGTGAAGTGCTGCTCAAGTCCGTCCTGCGGGCTGGCACGGCAAATAACGATATTAATCCTGTAAATTCAATGGGATTGCTCGGAGATGGCCAAGCCAACCTGTCGCGTATCACCTCGACCACCGCTTGGTGGATACAGACTGATGCGCCAGAGGGCCTCAAGCTCGCCAAGCGTCGTGGGCTTGAAAAGTCCATGGAAGGCGATTTTGAGACGGACAGCATGCGTTACAAGGCCACCGAGCGTTATGCGTTCGGCTGGACCGACTGGCGCAGCCTTTACGGCACCCCCGGTATCTAACGTGGTTGGGGGCATTATGCCCCCAACCCTCTCTTGAAAGGGGAACCTCAAATGGCACAAACCACTTGGAGCGGCCCACTAGCCTCCGGCGACAAGAACGCCGGGGTTACGGGAGGCCCAAATATCGGTCAGGCAATTCTCTCGCAGACCGTGCTGCTTACGTTCGATGCCACGCTTGTTCAGAACGCCACCGTATATCTGCCGCTTAGTTCGCAGATTACCGACATTCTGGTCGACGTGCTCACGGCGTATAACAGCGCCACTAGCGCCACACTTTCGGTTGGAACGTCTACGGGCGCGACGACCTACATGAGCGGCGTCAACGTCAAGGTGGCGGGTCGAATTGCTCCCACACTAACAGCGGCCCAACTGCTGGCTATGGCCAACATTGGTACGACAAGCGTATCGGGTACTGCCGTGGCAACCGTAACCTCCGTCGGTACACCGACTGCGGGCTCGGTTCGGGTAACTTTCCGCTACGTTCAGACCACTTCTCAAGACTAATGTTATGGGGACGGTCTTCGGATCGTCCCCACTTTCAGAGGAAGTATCATGGCCGACGCAGTTGCTTCTCAAACGCTTTTTGATGGCGAGCGTTTGGCCATCATGAAGTTCACCAATATTTCTGATGGCACGGGTGAAACCAAAGTCAGCAAAGTAACGCCATCCAGCCTAACGGCTAACAGCCGTGGCAAGGCGTGCTCCGCTGTCACCATTACAAAAATCTGGGTTACCACGCACGGCATGCAGGTGCTGCTGTACTGGGACGCCACCACCGACGTGCTGATAATGGCAATACCGCAAAACACCAATCAGACTTTAGATTATCGCGATATAAGCGGGCTGTGGAATAACGGCGGGGCCGGTGTCACGGGTATCATTCAGTTTTCAACTGCCGACGCCAGCGCAGGCGACAGCTACACCGTGACCCTTGAGATGGTTAAGACCTACGCCTGAGACCGTTAAGTTAGGAGACACGTAAGTGGCTGACGTAAAAATCTCGGGGATGACGCCGGGAACTGCGCTGACAGGCGCAGAGCTTTTTGAAAGCGTCCAGACCGCCGCCACGGTGTCGCTAACTGCGCCTCAAATCAAGGCGTACAGCAACCAGTCCGGCTACACGTACAACGTCCCCATTACCGGTTTCAGCCTGACCATCGGCGCAGCCATTCAAGTGTTGGTGCTAAACCCGGCGGGCGTTTTGGCCACCGGAACGGTCATCCTTCCCGTTGCGCCGCTGGACGGCGATCAAGTGCGTATCAGCACCACGCAGACCATCACGACCCTCACCCTTACGCCTAGCGGCACGCAGACCATTGCCAACGCCGTGACCACGCTGGCGGGCAACGGCTTTGTCGCGTACCTGTACTCGACGGCGCAGAACAAGTGGTTCCGGGTGGGCTGATGTTGGGCTTCTCGCTATCCAGCAGGATTAAAGACGCCGCCGAGCAGCTCTCTGAGGCGACCGCTCCGTTTGCCCCTCCGGCAGGCGCGCTCCCGCCAGAAGGCGCACCGCCCATGGGCGGAGCCCCTCCAATGGGTATGCCGCCCATGGGTATGCCGCCGATGGGTATGCCCCCGCCAATGGGTATGCCGCGCCCGCCCGGATTGCCACCGGGTATGCCCCCGCCGGGCATGCCGCGCTCGCCGACCATGCCGCCGCAAGGCCCAGCCCCCTCGCCACTACAGGGTCTGCCCTCGTTTAAGTCCCCGCCACTGGCGGCGTTCTTGCAGGGTCCAAAAGGCCAACTCGCGCAAACCTCAAAGCCCGTCGGCTTTGCCCGAGGCGGGCTCGCTATGGCCAAGGGCGGCGCGTGGACGCGCAAGGAAGGCCAGAACCCCGAAGGCGGTTTAAACGCCAAGGGCCGCGCGTCATTGAAGGCGCAGGGCCAAAATATAAAGCCGCCCGTGACGGCCAAGCAGGCGGCAAAGTCGCCAACTTCGGCTGCGCGTCGCAAGAGCTTTTGTGCTAGGATGACCGGGATGCCGGGGCCAATGCAGGACGAAAAGGGCCGTCCAACTCGCAAAGCCCTCTCTTTGCGCAAATGGGAGTGCAGGTAACATGGACGGTTTCAAGAACACCACGAAGACCCAGTACTCCATGGGCGGCTACGCGACAGGCGGATCGGCCAAGTTCGGCAAGGTCATGCGCGAGTTCAAGGCAGGCACGCTGCACAGCGGCTCAAAGAAAGGCCCCGCAGTAACCAACCCCAAGCAAGCCTTTGCCATTGCGGCGTCGGAGGCGCGCAAGGCCCCGATGAAGAAGGCCGACGGTGGTCCCGTCGCCAGCAAGACAGGCACCCGGACTGATCCCGAGTACGGCGACTTTGTGGCGGCTGGCGCTGCCAAGAAGCCCGCTCCGGTTGTCAAGAAAGCCGTTCCGGTGGCGTCGCGCACGCCGATGGCCTCTACAAAGAAGCCGATGCCCCGCGCCATGTTCGGTGACGAGGCCGCCGCCGCCATGGATCGCTCGGGCAAGGCGGGCATGACCGCCGCCGAGAAGCGCGAAGGCTACAAAAAAGGTGGCCGTGCCAAAGGCCCCAAAGTCATGGCGGAGAAAATGGTCGCTACCAAGCGCACGGCCACGCCAACCATGAACGCGCAAGAGATGCGCACCATGCAGCGCTATCGCGCTGCCATGGCGTCGCGGCCCAGACGCGAGCCCATGATCGGCGGAGATATGGGCGGCGACCAGCTCGGCCCGGCTATCCGTCAAATGGCCATGGCCCCCGAAGCTCCGCCCACAATGGGCATGCGTAAGGGCGGCTACTCCGGCATGAAAATGCGCAAGGGTGGCACGCCCTGTTAGTCTGAGCTATAATGCGACAAAGACAGGTCCGCTCCAGCTAGTGGGCTGCTGACTAATCCCAGCGGGCAGGTCTAATGGCTTATTCTAACACCGTTTCGCAGACCGTCTTTAACACCCGTAGGGTGATTGATAACGCTGTTCGACGTTGTAAACTGACGTCTCAACAAATTACGGCTGAATACGTCAGCATTGCCAACGACGCGCTTTACCTGCTGCTATCTGATCTGGCCAATCAGGGCGTGCCCCTGTGGTGCATCGAAAAGCTGATTATGCCGCTGTACGACGGTGTGGGCACGGTGGCCCTGCCTGCCCGCATCGTGGACGTGCTTAACTCCAACCTGCGCTATCTGCAGGAGGTCACCGGCACGAACACCGACACCTCTACGTCTCGGACAGTGGCTTTCGGAGACGCCGTGTTCGTCTCTACGGTGGGCATCCGGTGGTCGGCGGCTTCGGTTCCGGTCATCTTTGCGCGGTCTGACGACAACATAACGTACACGACCATCCAGACCGAGACGCCCAGTGCCGTGAGCGGAGAGTGGACGTGGTACGATCTGGATAGCAGCGTTGCGGCGGAATATTTCCGCGTCAGTGCCAGCTCCGGCACGCTTGGCTTTTCCCAGATATATCTAGGCAATACGCCCACGGAAATCCCGCTGGCGCGTTTAAACAGGGACGACTACACCAACCTGCCCAACAAGGCGTTTCAGTCAAACAGGCCCCTGCAGTTCTGGTTTGACCGATCCCTAACGCAGCCGGTTATGTACCTGTGGCCCGTGCCAAACACGGCGGCGACAGAGTACCAACTTACGCTGTGGTGCCACCGCTACATCATGGATGTCGGCACCCTTACGCAAGAGATCGAGGTTCCGCAGCGCTGGTACGAGGCTATCGTAGCGCTGCTGGCCGCTAAACTGGCGCTGGAACTGGTGGAGGCCGATCCGCAGCTCATTCCTCTGCTTGACGGGAAAGCCGCTCAGGCGTTGGCGACGGCGCAGGCGGAAGAGCGCGACAACAGCCCGATCATGTGGTCGCCAAACATCAGTATGTATACAAGGTAATGGGCGTTTACCTAAACACTCTCGGGCGCGCGACCCTAGGCATCGGCATCTGCGGACGCTGCAGCCGTAAGTTCTCGCTTGACGATTTGTGGTCCGATCCCAACTCGCCGGGCCTTCGCGTGTGCGCGGTTGATCGGGATGATTTTGACCCCTACCGTTTACCGGCCCGTCAACCAGAGACCCTCGCCCTGCGCTACCCCCGGCCAGATACGCCGATTGGGACTAACCCGGCGGGTCTGCCCACTGAAGATGACAACTATTTCCTGATTACCGAAGACGGAGAGGATTACCTCCTGCCATGAGCGTTCCGTCAAATCTTATCCCCACCCGGATCACGCAGCTTCCCGAGTACACGGGAACCAGCACCTTGGGGTACACACCCTATGCCTTGACCGGCGTCACGTACAAAGTCGCCTTGAACACCCTTCTTGGCGCGGCTTACGTCCCCTCGACGCGTACCGTCACGGCGGGTGCCGGACTAACGGGCGGCGGCGCGCTATCCAGCGACATCACCCTGTCGGCAAGTTTCTCGGCCAGCAATCCCGCCGCCGGGAACACCACGGCGTCTCCCGGCTCGGCCTCGACGCTTGCCCGCAGCGATCACGTACACCCGGCGGTTGATCTGACATCCGCCACACAAACTCAAGGTGTGCTCCCCTTGAGTAGCGGTGGCACCAACGGCTCGCTGACGGCGGTCGCTGGGGCCATTGTCTACTCTTCCGGGAGCGCGATGGCGTTCAGCGCTGTAGGCACCATCGGGGAAGTGCTTACGTCCAACGGGGCAGGCACGCCGACTTGGACCGTGCCCGCCGCCAGCGGCGTAACCAGCGTCGCCGCCAGCGGCGGCACGACGGGGATGACGTTCAGCGGCAGCCCGATTACGACCTCGGGCACCTTGACGTTGGCGGGGACGCTTGTTGTAGCCAACGGCGGCACGGGCGCGATAACACTTGCGGCCAACAATGTCCTGCTGGGCAATGGCACAGGCGCACTTCAGGTCGTGGCCCCCGGCACTGTGGGGAACGTCCTTACCTCGAACGGCACGACGTGGACCTCGACTGCCGGTGGCTTTGGCGCGGCCTACACCCGCACCTCGTTTACGGCTACCGGCGGTCAGACGACATTTAGCGCCGCCTACACCGTGGGCTTTGTCGAAGTCTTCTTGAACGGTGTGCTGCTCAACGACACAGACTACACCGCGTCCAACGGCACGACCGTCGTTCTGGCTGTCGCGGCGGTCCTCAACGACATTGTCGAGACCATCGCGTACAGCACGCTCGCGGTCTCTAACCCGACGGCCACCAACCTCCTTGGCGGCGCTGCGGGTAACATTGTCTACCAGACAGGCGCGAACACGACGGGCTTCTCCGCTGCGGGTACGAGCGGCCAAGTGCTGCTCTCGGGCGGTGCGGGTTCGCCCACGTGGACTTCGACCACGGGTAGCGGAAACGTCGTTCTAGCAATTAGCCCGTCGCTGACGACACCTGCACTTGGAACACCCGCAAGCGGGCTAATGACCAATGTCACGGGCCTGCCCATTGCGACCGGTGTAAGCGGCCTCGGCACCGGCGTCGCGACGTTCTTGGCCACGCCATCCAGCGCCAACTTGGCGGCGGCTGTCACCGATGAGACGGGCTCTGGTCTATTGGTATTTGCCACGTCACCGTCGCTGACGACGCCGGTCCTTGGCACCCCGACCTCGGGCAACTTGGCTAACTGTACGGCTGACGGGACCAACACTGTTGGCTTCCTGACGATCCCCCAGAACGCCCAGACGGGCAGCTACACGCTGGTCTTGGCCGATAGCGGCAAGTCGATCTTCCACGCTGCTGCAGCTGCTGTTGCGACGTACACCATCCCTGCTAATGGCACTGTGGCCTATCCGATAGGCACCACGGTGACGTTCATCAACATGTCCGCAAACGCCGTGACCATCTCCATTACGACGGACACCCTCTACCTCGCGGGTACGGGTACAACCGGGTCGCGCACCTTGGCGCTCTACGGCGTGGCGACAGCCACTAAGATGACCTCCACGACGTGGATCATCTCTGGCTCGGGTCTGACCTAATGTCTGCGCTTCAACAGATGTTTTTGGGTGCGGGTGGTGGTCCCAGTAACGCTGGTTTGTGGTCGTGGGGGCAAAACGCGCTGGGGTCTTTGGGCCTCGGCAACACAACCAATTACTCCTCACCTAAACAAATTGGTGCCCTAACAACGTGGGCTACGCTAGCGGGTGGTAATCTTTCTTCATTTGCCATTAAGGCCGACGGCACGCTCTGGTCGTGGGGGTCTAACAGTTCTGGAAACCTTGGCCTAGGCGACACCGTTGATCGCTCTTCGCCCGTGCAAATTGGCGCTTTGACAACGTGGTCTAAAATAGCGTCGGGTGCAACCCGTGCTGGCGCGTTAGCTATTAAAACCAACGGCACTCTCTGGTCGTGGGGGGGTAACGCCTCCGGCCAACTTGGCCTTGGCAACATAACCAACTACTCCTCGCCCAAGCAAGTCGGCGCACTGACAACGTGGTCTGAAACGGTGGGAACAAATTCGTTTTCATTGGCTATCAAGACAGACGGCACGTTGTGGTCGTGGGGGACTAACAGTATCGGCCAACTTGGCCTTGGCAACACGACCTACTACTCTTCACCCAAGCAAGTCGGCGCACTAACGACGTGGTCTAAGGTGTCTGCAACACAAAATTCCGGGATAGCCATTAAGACAGATGGCACTCTCTGGTCGTGGGGACTGAACAGCAGCGGTCAGCTTGGCCTCGGTAACCCAAACCACTACTCCTCGCCAAAGCAGGTGGGCGCTCTGACAACTTGGTCTAAGGTGTCAGGGGGGCAAGAAGGCGTGGTAGCCACCAAGACTGACGGCACACTCTGGACGTGGGGGAATGGCTACGCTGGCGCACTCGGCCTCGGCAACACGACCAGCTACTCCTCGCCCAAGCAGGTCGGCGCTTTGACAACGTGGTCTAAGGTATCGGGGGCCACTGCTTTTGCGTTTGCTATCAAGACCAACGGCACACTGTGGGCGTGGGGGTATAATCCTAAAGGTCAGCTTGGTCTAGGCGATGTAACCGGCCGATCCTCGCCCGTGCAAGTTGGCGCACTAACAACGTGGTCTACGGTTGCTGCCGTATCCAACGGCGCTACGTTAGCCATCATAACCTAAGTGACCCCATGACCCCCAAAACAACCTATCGGTAAGGAGTTAGCAGCATGAGCATACCCCGCAATCTTAGCTTTCTGGCCGAAGGTGCGAGCGCGACTGGCGTTCTGGGTGTGGCTAATGGCGGCACGGGCGCGGCAACCCTCACGGCGAACAACGTCCTGTTGGGTAACGGCACGAGCGCCCTACAGGTGGTGGCTCCCAGCACCTCGGGAAATGTGCTAACGTCCAACGGAACAACGTGGGCCTCGACGACCCCCGCCGCCATCCCTACAGTACCTGCTGGTGCCAGTATCTACACAGCTAACAACTTTGGAGGCTTCTGATGGCCGTCACATCCACCCCGATCTTTGCGCAGACGCCTTATGCAAAGTCACTTACGCTGGCTGCGCAGACTGCGTGTACCACTCGCGCTCCCACCGCTACGGCGAGTTTGGCGGGGGCTAACATCACAGCCTTTGTGCCAATCTCGACCAATGGCCTGCGGATCGACAGTATCCAAGTCAACAACTGCGGCACTGGCATCTCGACCGCCAACGCCGCCGCTTTAGTCGGCATCTGGCTGTGGGACGGCACGACGGCGTTCCTGACCGCTGAAATCCCGGTGCTTGCCACGACGCCCAGCACGACAGCCGCTGCGTTCACAACGACCTTCACGTTCCCGCAGCCGCTGAACCTGCCTGCTGCGTTTGCTCTGTATGCCAGTACGACGGTTACGACCACGGCGGCTGGTACGGCGCTGCAAGTGACGGCCTACGGCGGGGCGTACTAATGACCACGGCGGCGGCGGCTTTTGATTATCACACGATTGCCAGCCCCAGCCTTGTTGGGGCTACGCTAAGAAATGCTGTCGAGCCGACCACGGTAACCACTGTGGCGGCGACCGGGACTATCATCTACGAGGTCAACTCGCAGTCGGTGGTGTACTCAACAGCCAGTGCCACAGCCAACTGGACCCTGAATATCGTCTATTCCAAGGCGATGCCGCTCAATGCGTACCTGTCTATCGGCCAGAGCGTGACGATTGCCAACATGGTCACGAATGGCGCGACGGCCTACTACAACAACGTGTTGCAAATTGACGGCGTGACGGTTACGCCAAAATACCAAGGTGGGACGGCTTACGCTGCGGGCAATGCCAGCAGCATTGACGTTTACACATACACGGTAACCAAGACGGCAGATCGGACGTACACGGTCTTTACGTCGCAGACAAAGTTTGCTTGAGCCGCATGGAACTGCACTTTCTCGCTGGATTGCCCCGCTCGGGGTCCACCCTTCTCGCCGCCATTCTCAATCAAAACCCGGCGGCGAAGGTCAGTTCCACCAGCGAGTTAGTCAATATCCTCGATGTCTTAGCCAACCTCTGGGCGAAGGCGCACACGCTCAGCATCCGTGACCCAGAGCGCACGCGGCTGATCGAGGTGATGCGCGGCGTCATCAATGCCGAGTACAAAGACGCTCCCGCCGTCGCCATCGACAAGAGCCGGGAGTGGCCGCGACCGGACATCATGCAGTCCATGCCGATGGTGCTGGGCCGTCCCATGAAGATCATCGCCACTGTGCGCGACGTGCCGGATTGCGCTGCCTCGTTTGCGCGGATCGCCAAGCCAGAAGACCTGAACTCGTTCCTAGTGGACAGCAGCTTTATCCAGCACCTGCAAGGCTCGTATGTCAGCCTGCAGAACGGCTATGCGGCGTATCCAGAGGCGTTCCTGTTCGTCGAGTACGAAGACCTGCTGGCCGAGCCGCAGGCGCAGCTTGACCGCGTTCACGCCTTTCTGGACCTGCCGCCCTTTGTTTACAACTTTGAGAACATTGACGGCAGCACGGTTGCGGAAGACGACGCGGCCTTATGGAACGCGCCGGGTCTACACGACGTGCAGCCCAAGCTCGAACGGCAGCATAACCAGAGCGCCCGCGACGTGCTGGGGAAGCGCTATGCCCAGTTTGCACAGCCCGCGTTCTGGCGCGCTGATCCCGGTCAGCCGGAGATACACACCCTCGACCTACAACTCGCAGCGTCGAGAGTAGGCAACTTTGCCGAAGCGTGGCAGCTCTCGGAGCAGCTCGCAGCGGAAGAGCCTGAGAACGACCGCGCCGCCTATAATCGAGGCTGGTATCTGCTGCGGCAGGGCAAGCTGCAACAGGGCTTTGCGTTGCTGGATCGTGGCCGCAAAGAAGGCGTATTTGGTAATCGGAACCCCGGCACGCCTCAGCCGCTGTGGGACGGCAAGTCCCAAGGCACCGTGCTGCTGTACCTCGAAGGCGGTCTAGGCGACCAAATCCACCAAGTTCGTTATGCCAAGAACATCGCGGCACGGGGTTGCAAGGTGGTTGTGGCCTGCTCGGATGCGTTGGTGTTTATGCTCAATCAGGTCAAGGGCTTGTCGGCCATCGTGACCCATGACTCGGTTCTCGGGGTCTACCACGACTTCTGGACGCCGGGGATGAGCGCCTTGGTGCCGCTGGGCTACGAGTACCGAAACGTCTGCGGCAGCGCCTACATCCCCAAGCCCTTTGTCGAGCGCGGACCTCGTAAGCGGATTGGGCTGCGCTGGTCCGGTAATCCTAGGTTCGAACATGAGCAGCACCGCGTTTTCCCACCGGAGCTGATGTTTGACGCCGTGAAGGGTGTGGACGCTGACTTCGTGTGCCTCCAGCGCGACAACGACATGGAGGTCTGCCCCGACTGGGTGCGTCAGGTGCCGCTGGATGACTGGCTGAAGACGCAGGAAGCCGTCGCCTCCTGTGATCTGGTGATCACCTCCTGCACGTCGGTGTCGCACTTGGCTGCCGCAATGGGCGTTGAGACGTGGGTCGCCCAGCCGATCATGCCGTACTACCTGTACGCAAGGCCGGGAGACAAGACTGCATTTTATGATACAATGCGGCTATATAGGCAGGAGGTCTTCGCTGACTGGATTGCCCCGTTCGAAGCTATGCGTCGTGATTTGAAGCAAGAGGAAGTTTCCCATGCCAATGTGGGTTAAGGTTTCTAACGATGTCGTCGTTCAGTGCTGGGACACGCCGCCCCCTGCCGGTGAAGACGGTTGGCGCGACGCCATTGAGGTCCGCCCTACCGTTACGGCCTATCGTGAGGTCTATGGGCAACACTATTTTGACCTGACGAAGACGCCCGTTGAGATTGTCTGGCCGGTCGAGGCCGTCTCGGTTGAAGACCGCAAAGTCAGTATGCTCGCTCATGCCGAGTTCTTGTCTAAGAAGGGCGAACCCGGCACCAACGAGGCGGACTTCGATCCGGTCGCGGCACAGGCACTGTATCTTACCCGCGTCGCCGCCATCGAAGCCGCACAGACGCACGACGACCTAGACGCAGTCCCGTAAGATGCCCGCGCTCAGCAGACGGGGCGTAGCGTCGGCCAGAGGCTTTGGGCTGTTCCGTGCCGCTGCTGCTGGGCCTCCTCCCGTCCCCGGACCCGGTCTGTGGTCGTGGGGGAACAACGCCAGCGGCAACCTTGGTATTGGCAATACAACTCAGTACTCCTCGCCCAAGCATGTTGGCGCGCTGACGACGTGGGCTACGGTGTCGGCGGGCGCATCTTCGGGTCTCGCCGTCAAAACCGACGGCACGCTCTGGTCGTGGGGGTATAACGCTTTTGGTCAACTTGGCCTTGGCGACGTCACCAACCGTTCATCGCCCGTGCAGGTTGGCGCACTGACCGCGTGGTCTAAGGTGACGGCGGGGTCAAATTTTGGGTTAGCTATCAAGACCGATGGCACGCTGTGGTCGTGGGGAAGCAATGCCTACGGAAAACTCGGTCTCGGCAATACGACTTCCTACTCATCACCCAAGCAAGTCGGCGCACTGACAAACTGGGCTACGGTGGAAGACATGGGTGGTGCTGTGTTAGCCGTCAAGACCGACGGCACACTGTGGTCGTGGGGGCAAGGCGCCTACGGCAAACTCGGCCTCGGCAACACAACCTCCTACTCTTCACCCAAACAGATTGGCGCACTGACAGCGTGGGCTACGGTGTCGGGCGGGAATTTCCACGCACTGGCCGTCAAGACCAACGGCACCCTCTGGTCGTGGGGAGCAAACTTCTCGGGCTCGTGCGGCCTTGGCAACACCACGGCATACTCCTCGCCCGTGCAGGTCGGTGCACTGACAGCGTGGTCTAAGGTGTCGGGAGGAAACGCCTACGCCTCGTTTGCCATCAAGACAGACGGCACGATGTGGGCGTGGGGGCAGGGCTCTCTAGGTCGGCTTGGTCTCGGCAACACGACCGACTACTCCTCACCCAAGCAGATCGGCGCACTAACGACGTGGTCTAAGATAGCGGGGGACGGCTACAAATTTGGATTAGCTATCAAGACCGATGGCACATTGTGGTCGTGGGGGAACGGCGGTTCTGGCCAGCTTGGCCTCGGCAACTTGACCAGCTATAGTTCGCCAAAGCAGGTCGGCGCTCTGACAACGTGGTCTGTGGCGTCGGGGGGCTCCTTCTTTGCTGCAGGCATCTACACGTAAGGGCTGCTCCATGATCACCGCCACCCAAGCTGCAGCGGCCCACCGCAACCTAGACGCGGTGCCGTAAGATGCCCACGATTTTCACCAGAGGCGCAGCGTCTGCCAGAGGCTTTGGGCTGTTTGGTGCGGCAGGTCCTTTTGTTCCCGGTCCCGGTGGTTTGTGGTCGTGGGGATACAATGGTTTTGGCCAACTTGGCCTTGGCAACATAACCAATTATTCGTCACCCAAACAAGTCGGTGCATTGACAACGTGGGCTACGGTGTCGGGCGGAAATTCTCTTGCTTTAGCCGTCAAGACAGACGGCACAATGTGGTCGTGGGGAAGGGGTTATCAAGGCAGACTTGGTCAGGGAAACACGGTTAATTATTCGTCACCCAAACAAATTGGCGCATTAACAACTTGGTCTAAAGTGTCGGCGGGAGGTGGTGCTGATGTACATTCGTTAGCCGTTAAAACCGATGGCACGCTTTGGTCGTGGGGGCGTAACGCCTCCGGCCAACTTGGCCTTGGCAACATAACCAATTATTCGTCACCCAAACAAGTCGGTGCATTGACAGCGTGGGCTACGGTGTCGGCAGGCCAAAATTTCTCGTTAGCCATCAAAACAAACGGCACGTTGTGGGCGTGGGGGGAGAACGGTAGCGGACAGCTTGGTCTTAACGGCCCCTTCTCTTACTCCTCGCCCATGCAAGTCGGTGCATTGACAACGTGGGCTACGGTGTCGGGTGGACCTAACAGCACGATGGCTGTTAAAACAGACGGCACGTTGTGGTCGTGGGGGGCTAACACCAACGGCGTTCTAGGCCTCGGTAATTTGACCGCCTACTCCTCACCCAAACAAGTCGGCGCACTGACAACATGGTCTAAAGCGTCTTCGGGAACAGGTAATTTTGCGTTAGCCGTTAAAACAGATGGTACACTCTGGTCTTGGGGTTATAACAATAGAGGTCAGCTTGGCCTTGGAAATACAACTGCCCGATCTTCGCCTGTGCAAGTCGGCGCATTGACAAATTGGTCCACGGCGGCAGCGTCCAATTCCGGCCTCGCACATTCTTTAGCCACTACTACAAACGGCGCTTTGTGGGCGTGGGGTTATAACAATAGAGGTCAGCTTGGCCTCGGCAATACGACTTCCTACTCCTCACCCAAGCAAGTCGGCGGATTGACAACGTGGTCTGCGGTGTCGGGAGGATTTTATGCTTCGTTAGCCATTAAAACCTAAGTGACCCCCATGACCACAGCGAACGAAGTCGGCAGTAAACTCTCCACGCACGAGGCGGTCTGCGCCGAACGCTACGGCAGTATTAACGCTCGCCTCAGACGGTTGGAGAGTATTCTGCTAGCCGCGGCTGGGTCCATCATCGTCGCGCTGGGCGCTATAGCGTGGCAGGTGGCGCAGACATGAGCCGGAAGATCGAAGACCTGCATCCGACCCTACAGGCCAAGTGCCGTGCGCACATCGCGGCGTGTGAGGAGGCGGGCATATCTTTGATCATCACCTCGACCTACCGCAGCCCCGAGGAACAGGCCGTATTGTACGCTCAAGGCCGCACCACCCCCGGCAGGGTCGTCACCAAGGCTAGGCCCGGTAAGTCGATGCACAACTACCGACTGGCCTACGATGTCGTGCCACTGCGCAACGGCAAGCCAGTTTGGGGTACGACGGGCGAAGATGCTACACTCTGGCAGAAGGTGGGCGCTCTAGGCGTGGCGCAGGGGCTTGAGTGGGCAGGCAACTGGAAGCGTTTCAAAGAGTTTCCTCACTTCCAATGGACGGGCGGCTTGACGCTGGCAGAACTACAGGCGGGTAAAACACCATGAACCGTATCGCTATCCTCGCCGCTCTCGCGGTCTGCGTGTCGGCCCCGGCCCACGCCAGCAGCTACCAAATCTGCCATCAGGACTTTGCGCTCTGCGCTGCCTCACCGGCGACGCTGACGGGCAAGATGATCACCGTGAACGTCGAGGGTGGCGGCACGGCTAGGTACGCTGAAGCGGTTGCGGTCTGTCCCGTCCTGCGTGGCCCAGCCATTGCTGATGTGGCTGGTGGCAATATGACGGGCTCCTGCGATCAACCCGGCCCTAACCAAGTCTGGAGCCTCTACCAGTACCGGGATAAGTTCCCGCAGGCCCCTAACTGGTCACGCAATGACAAGGCCGTCATCCGCACGTTTGTCACGAGCCCCGGCAACGGCCTGAGCAACATGTTCAGCTTCGCCTGCACCTTAGAGCCGAAGCGTGTAAACGGTGTGCGCCTCGCCAAGTGCTACGGCCCCGTGCATGAGAACGTCGCCGGGGGCCCAGTGCCCGCCGGTACGAAAGTTGTAACCCAAGCCCCTGTCGGCGTAACCTATCCGGTGGGTGGTCCTATTCCCCAATAAGGAGACGACTATGTTTGGTATCCTACGCGGTAAGAAGACCTACGTCGTGGCGGCTATGTCGATCCTCGGCGCAGGCGCAAGTTATGCCACGGGCGACGCTACTGCCATGCAGGCGGCGCAACTGGCTGTCACGGCGCTTCTGGGTGCGACCCTGCGCAGCGGCATGCGATAGCAAAACGCTATGGCCGAGCACGAAAAATCGTCCCGCACAGACGAGGGCAAGTGGAAACGCATTGTTGCCAGCGTAAAGGCGTCCAGTAAGGGGGGAAACCCCGGTCAGTGGTCTGCCCGTAAGGCACAGCTCTCCACGCAAAAATACAAGGCGTCTGGCGGCGGTTATCGTGGTCCTAAAACCGCCGCGCAGAAGTCGCTTTCCAAGTGGGGCAAGGAGGATTGGGGGACCAAGTCCGGCAAACCTTCCACGCAAGGCCCCAATGCCACCGGCGAGCGGTATCTGCCCAAGAAGGCTTTGGCCGCGCTATCTTCGAAAGAGTACGCGGCGACGACCAAGGCCAAGCGGGAGGGCACAGCGCGTGGAGAGCAGTTCGTTCGACAGCCCGCCTTCGCCGTTAAGAAAACGGCCCAGTTTCGGTAAGTGCGCGTTGACGGCCCTAGCAGGTGACACCCTGCGTTAATTGCGCTACAAAATTGCGTTTGACGGTCGAGGCTTAGACCAGAGCTGCGGCGTCCAAATAGCCCTCTAAAAGGTGCTGTATGGCCACCACTACGACTTTTACAACGCTGAAAGACGACGTGCAGCGCTACTTAGAGCGCGGCGATAGCTTTGCGGCAGACCCCGTGTTCTTTGAGCAGCTCCCGCGCCTCATTAATTTGGCCGAGCGCCGCATCGCGCGCGAGCTTAAAATCCAAGGCTTTATCAACGTCGTCACGGGCACCATGGCGGCGGGGCAGTCGGTCTACCCGAAGCCGGATCGCTGGCGCGACACCGTCAGCTTCAACATCGGTACGGGCACCACCAACGACACCCGCACCTTCCTGTTCATCCGCGACTACGAGTACATGCGCACGTACTGGCCCGACGCCACGCAAGAAGAGCAGCCGGTGTTCTACGGGGACTACAACTACGGAAACTGGTTGGTCGTGCCGACGCCGGACGACGCCTACCCCTTCGAGGTGCTGTTCTACGAGCTGCCCGTCCTACTGGACGAGGAGAACCAGACGAACTGGCTCACCGAGTACGCGCCGCAGATACTGCTGTACGCCACGCTGCTGGAGGCCACTCCATTTCTCAAGAACGACGAGCGCATCCCGGTGTGGCAGCAGATGTACGACCGCGCGGCAGCCATGCTGAACGGCGAAGACCTCGCCAAAATTCTTGATCGCTCCGCCGTTCGTAAGGAGGCATAGATGCCTAATTCCTACACGCAGGTTTTTGGCGGAAACACCATCTACCCGTCCGACGTCTCGTATCTCTCGCTTACGCTGACCGCCAACATCACGCTGGAGTGGCCCCTTGAGGCCAGCACGGGCAACAATGTCGTCGCCCGCATCTTCGATGTTACCTCCAACGGCGCGTTTTCCATCAGCATGCCGAACGCCACGCAGGCGGGCGTCGGCCAGACCATCCTGTTTAATAACGTCGCGGCCACCACCTTTACGGTGAAGAGCTACACCGGCACCACGCTCATCAGCATCCCCAGCGGCACGCAGTGGGAGCTGTATCTGACAGACAACACCACTACGACGGGGACGTGGCGCGCGTTCCAGTTCGGGGCGGCTACGACGAGCGCGCAAGCCGCCGCGCTGGCCGGATACGGTCTCGTAGCGCAGGGCGCTACGTTGGCGCAGTCGGAACCGGTCACGGTGTTCAACACCAGCTACACGTTTGGCGCGGCAGACCGGGCGGGCGCGTATGTGTGGGACGGCGGCTTGGGTACGGTTACGCTGCCTGCCGCGTCGACGGCGGGCAATAACTGGTTCGTCTCCCTGCGCAACGACGGCACGGGAAACCTGACCCTTACCGCCGCAGGCAGCGACCTGATCAACGGCGCGGCCACCCTTGTCCTACGCCCCGCCGACAGCGCCACCGTGGTCACCGACGGCGTCTCGTTCTGGACAATCGGACTGGGGCAAGACCCGGTATTCGCCTTCGACTACACGTCGATCAGCATAACCAGCCAAACGTCGCCGTACACGCTCAGCGGCGCAGAACTCAACCGCATTGCGTACCAGTTTGTCGGCGTCCTCACCGCCAACATGGTCGTCTACGTGCCCGCGACAACGCAGCAGTACTGGGTCGCAAACGACACGACCGGCGGCTCCTTCACGCTGAGCATCGCGACCTCTACGCAGGCCGCGCCACTCACCGTCACGCGCGGATCGCGCGGCATCTACTACTGCGACGGGACGAGCGTCCTCAAGGCTGACACCGCCTCCATCGCCGTCCCCATCTCCATCTCTGACGGTGGTACTGGGTCTACGACCGCGTCAGGGGCGCGTGTAAACCTCGGCGGCACGTCCGTGGGCATCGCGGTCTTCACGGCGGCGAGTGCAGCGGCGGCGCGAACGGCCATTGGCGGTGCCGCTGACGGTGCCAATAGTGACATCACCTCTTTGACGGGTCTGACGACGGCGTTGTCTGTGGCGCAGGGCGGCAGTGGTCAGTCCTCCTTCACAAACGGCCAACTGCTGATCGGCAACACCACTGGCAACACGCTCACCAAAACGTCTCTGACGGCAGGCAGCGGCATAACAATCACGCCCGGCGCTGGTTCTATTACCATTGCGGCTCCGGGGGCTGGCGGTACGGTTACGAGCATTACGGCGGGCACGGGCCTGACGGGCGGCGCGATCACCACCTCCGGCACCATTGCGCTGGACTACACTGCAGCCAGCCCGTGGACTGGCAAGCAGACGTTCACCGGCTCGACCAGTGTCTTGGCGGCTAAGTTCGTCAACGCCCTAGAGACCGCCACGATCAGTGCCATAGCGGCAACGGGCACCATTAACTACGACATCACAACCCAGAGCGTCCTCTACTACACGACCAACGCCTCGGCTAACTGGACGACGAACCTGCGCGCCTCCTCCGGCACGACGCTGAACACGGCAATGGCAACGGGTGAGAGTATCACGGCGGCTTTCCTCGTCACCCAAGGGGCTACCGCGTACTACAACAGTGCCGTGCAGGTGGACGGCACAACGGTCGGCGTCACGATAAAGTGGCAGAGCGCGGTGCCTACGGCGGGCAATGCCTCGGGTATTGACGTCTACACTTACACCGTCATCAAAACCGCAGCAGCCACGTTCACCGTCCTCGCCTCTGTCACCCCCTTCGTGTAATGGCCTCCAAACTCATCCAGATAAAGTCGGAACCGGGTATCAAGCGCGACGGTACGCGCCTAGAGGGGACGGGCTATAACGACGGGCAGTGGGTCCGCTGGCAGCGGGGCTTGCCGCGCAAGATCGGCGGCTATCGCTCCATTAACAAGTATCTTCAGGGCCTCGTGCGCGAGCTTAATGCGTACACGCAGGACAGCCTGACCTACGTCCACGCCGGGTCTTCCAGCTTGGTCGAGCGCTTCTACATAGACAACACAAACAACACGAGCATCATCGTCGACCGCACGCCTGCCGGGCTCACTGTTGACGACGGCAACATGTGGCAGTTCGACGTGGCCACCCTGCTGTCCGGCGGCATCCCGTCGCCCCTCCTTATTGCGCAGGTCGCGCCCAATCTGGACTGCATCTGCAACAGCACCGGCGGGGAGCTGTACTACGGGGACTTGTTCGCCACGACGCCGCTGGTGCCCATAGCGCTACCGACCGGCGGCAGTGCCACCGGCGGCATCGTATCCGTCCAGCCGTACACCTTCTTCTACGGGGACAACGGGTACATCGCGTTCTCTGTGGCGGGCGACCCTACGGACTTTGTCGGCGCGGGCTCGGGCTCCGTAAACGCCGCCTCGCAGAAAGTCGTGCGGGGCTATGCGGTGCGCGGCGGCGCGGGGAACTCCCCCTCCGCGCTGTTCTGGACGGCGGATGCGCTGATCCGCGCCACCTTTGTCGGCGGCGCAGAAGTGTTTCAGTTCGACACCATATCGGCTCAAACCTCCATCCTCGGCGCAAACACGGTCATTGAGTACGACGGCGTGTTCTATTGGTGCGGCGTGGACCGCTTCCTGATGTTCAACGGCGTCGTTCGCGAAGTGCCTAACCTGTTCAATTTGAACTTCTTCTTTGACAATCTTAACTACTCCTGCCGCCAAAAGGTGTTTGTCCTAAAGGTTCCCAAGTACGGGGAAATCTGGTGGTGCTTCCCGAAGGGGTCGTCGACCGAGCCTGATCACGCCGTGATATACAACGTGCGCGAAGGCACGTGGTACGACACCGCGCTGGCCAACGGGGGCCGCTCTGCGGCTCAGTTCCCTACGGTGTTCCGCCGCCCCCTGATGACGGGCTCGGTGCCGTCCATAACCGCCACCTCCTACCGCATAACGGAGGCCGAGGACGCGCGGATCACCGAGGAAGGCAACCTGCGCGTGACGGAGGACAGCAACGTCTCCCGGTACAAGCTGTGGGTCCACGAGATCGGTATGGACGAGGT